ATGAAATATTCTCTTGATGATACTCCAGCGATGTCATTAAAAAGAGATATGTTATATGACCGTGCTCAAAAATCTGACTTCTTAAAATTTAATGAAAAAAGAGAAATGACAGGACATGAAAAAATTGATGAAGGTGATGTGATTTTAGTTCCAATGTCATCTATGCCTCTATCGCAAGCTGGAGAAGATTTTAGCGATGGATTTAATGATATAGAAGAGGAGACTTCTAAAAACTTAATAAATAATGGTTTTTCTAATGATGATATTAACGAAATTATGAATGGAGAAAATCTTTAATGCTAGATTTAAGAAAAAGATCGGACATTCTTAAATATCATCGATGGTTTAATAGAAATATGCTTAAACTTGAGCGAAGATATAAAAAACAAATTAAAAATGTTTTGAAAGATCAATATCAAGATGCTGCTGATTATTTTCGGCAAGGCATTGGGCTTGAAAGCGTTAACGATGCGGTCGATTTTAATAAAAAAGATATGATTGATGTATATAAGAATTTATATATTGGAACGTCTGAATTATTTCATGAAAAAACTAAAGACAATATTAAAAGTATCTCTCCTAAATTCACTAAGAATACAAGCGAAGGTGAATATTGGGCATTATTAAATCGATGGATTGAATTAAATGTTGCTCAAAAAGTAACAGCAGTAAATAACAACACCAAAAGACTTCTTAATAAAATAATTTCAGATGGCGTTAATAACGGTCTATCTAATGAAGATATAGCAAAAAGCATAACTAAAAATTCTGCTATTACACAAGAATGGAGGGCCATGAGAATAGCAAGAACCGAGGTCCACTCTGCTTCTACTAAAGCAACTGACGATACCGTTAAAGGTTTTGACTTGCTAACAATCCGTGAATGGTCGGCCTCAATGGATGAAAGAACAAGGGAAACACATGCTGCTGCTGATGGACAACAAGTCAATGAAGAAGAGCCATTCAATGTTGGAGGAGCTGACCTTATGTTCCCAGGAGATCCAAACGGCCCAGCAGGTGAAATAATAAATTGCCGGTGCGTTCTTCTATATCACACGGCAAGGAGTGCATAAATGTCGATATACGTAAATGCAACTCTTTATCCTGACAATTATCTTGATTCAACTTTAGAGTGGTTGAATTACTACGCCGTAGGTTCCCTAGGTGCCATACAGAGTGACGTAGGTGATTATTCAGATGATGGCAATGATGGAAGCTTACACGGTGCTATGTATAAGGCATTTTCTAGAACTACAGGGCCGTGGCAATGTTATCCAAGACATAAAGATTCGCTTACAGTCACTTCAAGTAATTATGGCTGGTTCGGTGGACTAAAAACAAAAGTAACTGGCAATTCAAAAACTTTAGATAATGATAATGCTGTTAACAGTGGCGGTGGCCTAGTAAGAATAAATTGCGCTGGACACGGATTTTTTCCAGGACAAGAAATAGTTATCGCAGGAACTGTAAACTATAATGGTTCTTATACTCTCCCGATAACAGGATTATTAAACGCCGATTATTTTGAAATCGAAGCTGATTATGTTGCAGAATTATTTTCTGGTTCCGAAACAGTAGTCGATAAAATAGCTAATAAATATACAATAGAAGCAGTGCTTGTTTCTGAAATTTCTCACGTTGGAGATTATGAATTAATAATTTGGCGTGGGTCAGGTGTTTATGATGATTACTATGAAAAAGCAAGAATACCATTGCATAAAACAGCGACAGAGGCAACGGAGGGAATAATACCAGTCAAAACCAGTTGGTTAATTACGGATGCATGTTGGTTATCATTGCTTTCAAGTAATACAGCAGTAAATACATGTAAGGTTAAAATAATTTATAGAAAAGATACAGGAACTATTTGGTTATAATATGATTTATGTAAATGCAGAACCATCTCCATTAACAAATACATTAAATGAAATGTATGAAACTATATATGATATAGATGAAGCTTATGATGAAGTAACAGACAACCTAGGTAATTATTATGACAATATTGAAGATCAAAGCTTAGGTGGATATATTTATGAGATAGGAAAAAGAAGTACAGGCCAACAAAATTGTTATCCTAAATATGAATCTCCTGTGCAAGTAACATCAAGTGGGACTGCTTGGTGGGGTGGCACAAAAGTTACAATAATAGGAGCAATTAAAAATTTAGATAATGCCGCTGCTGTTAATAATGGAAGTGGTAATGTTCGATTTCCTTGTACTGCACATGGATTATTTCCTGGTGAAAGAATAACAATATCCGGTACGATAAATTATGATGGTACATATGATATAACTGAAAGTGGAACAATTAATCCAGATGATTTTTCAATACAGACAGGAATATCATTTGTGGCCGAAACATTTACCGGGGCCGAAACTGTCTATGATGAATTGTATGGATTGCATGTTATAGAAGGAATAGAAATTTCTGAAATATCCGATAATGGTTATTACGAACTAATTATTTGGCAAGGTGCAATCGGAAGCGAAGTTGAAATTGCAAGAGTTCCATTTTTTAAAGATGCTACTACTATAATGGATGGAACCATTCCAATTAAAACAGATTGGCTAAATCCTGGGAGAATAAGCATTTCATTATTATCAAGCAATGCGGCAGCTAACACCGTAAAAGTAAAATTAATTTATAGAGAATCAACAGGATCAGGTTGGGCATAGGAGTAATAAGATGGATGAAGAAAAATTAATAAAATTAATCCCATGTAATTATGAAATAAAAGAAGTTTCAGAGGAAGGAATTTTTTCTGGTTACGCTTCTGTATTTGATAAAGAACCGGATTCTTATGGTGATATTGTAGAAATGGGAGCTTTTAAAAGAACTATAAAAGCAGGTGGAAGAAATAAGAATGGAATCGCCATGCTCATGCAGCATAGATCTGACAAGCCTATTGGCGTATGGACAAAATTAAAAGAAGATGATCATGGATTATACGTAGAAGGAAAATTAGCAATAAAAACAACTGACGGAAATGATGTATATGAATTAATGAAGATTGGTGCCTTAAAAGGTTTATCTATAGGCTATACAGTTAAAAAGTTTAGCAGAGATGAAGATAAAAATATTACTATATTACAAGAATTAGAATTATGGGAAATATCTCCTGTTACTTTCCCAGCAAAAATAAATGCAACTGTATCAAGTATAAAATCAATTGAAAATGCAAGTAATGAGCGTGAATTAGAGATGGCCTTGAGAGAGTCAGGGTTGTCGAAAAATGCCGCTCTTTATTTAGTAAAGCTTTGTCGTCCAAAACTGAGAGAGTCAGTTGATAACGATAGTGCTTTAGCAATATTAAAATCACTCAAAGAAATTAATAAAAATCTTAAATTTTAGGAGTTCTACAATGGACGAGAAATTAATTAAAGAAATTCAAGATGAAATCCAAAAGCTTGGAGCTACATCAAAAGAAAATTATGAAAAGTTAAGAAAACATTATGATGAATTGAAAGAGTCTATTGACCACAATGGCGATGAAGAAAAAATCAATAAGCTTGTTACTGATATTTCATTACGACAAGATGCAATTGATACTAAAGTAAATCAAAGAATTGATAGCCTAGAAGTTGCAATGCAGAGACTTCCTGGCGATAGCAAAGATGAAAAAGAAGTGCAGAAAGAAGCTAGGCAATTTGTACTTCATAAACTAGCGGTTAAAAATTATAAGAACAACGAAAAAGGTGTTGATTTTAGAACCTATGCCGAGGCCGTAAAAAATATAAACATTGATGAATATAAACAATATTCTGAAATGTTAGATATTTATTTACGAACACAGGGTGATATTAGAATGCTCAAGCCAGAGCAAGAAAAATTATTACAGATTGGCATCGATCCAGATGGTGGTTATTTAGTTACTCCACAAATGTCAACTCGTATTCTTGCCAGAATGTTTGAAGGAGACCCAATAAGGCAACTAGCAAATGTTCAAACAATTTCAACCGAAGCATTAGAAGAGTGGGTTGATTGGGGAGATGCAGGAGCAGAATGGGAAAGCGAAACTGTAGCTACAACAAATCAAACAACTCCAACTTGGAATAAGAAAAGAATTGGAACACATCCTTTAGCAACTAGACCTAAAGCAACTCAAACAATGCTAGAAGATGCGGCCATTAATGTTGAAGCATGGCTGTCAGATAAAGTTGCGAATAGATTTGCACGGACAGAAGGTGCCGCCTTTGTTTCCGGTAATGGCGTAGGTAAACCAAAAGGATTCTTAGATTATGCAAGTGGAACTACTTACGGTACAGTTCAACAAATAGCAATGGGCAATGCTTCTAATATTACAGCTGATGGCTTCATCAGTATCAAATATGGAATGAAGGAAATGTATATTGGAAGAGGCACTTGGCTGATGAATAGGAGCACATTGGCAGCAGCGATGAAATTAAAAGATGGTAACGGTGATTATTTATGGAAACCTGGAATGTTAGCTAGTGATCCATATTCAACTTTACTTGGACTACCTGTAAGAATGTCAACAACTATGCCTGAAATTACTGCAAGCGCACTTTCTGTTGCTCTAGCAGATTGGTCAAGAGCATACACAATTGTTGATCGTCTAGGAATAACAGTTATAAAGGATATTTATACTGCTAAGCCAGCCGTAGAATTTTATTTCCGCAAAAGAGTAGGTGGTGATGTTGTTGATTTCGATGCAATAAAGCTTGGAATTATTTCAACCTGATAAATTAAAAAGGTTATTTAAAAATGTTTTTAAAAATTAAAATGTAAGGAGATAAAAATGAAACGAGACGGATATTCAAATTTTAGTTATTTACAGGCACTGCCTCCTCAAGATACTCAAGAGGATACAGCAATAAATGGTGTTACAATTAACACCAAAGGATATGAGACTGTCACTTTTGTAGTTAATGTTGGGGCCAATACATCGGCCGCTGCTTTTAGCGCAGATAATATAATTCACGTTAGATTAGAACACGCTCACGAGAGTGCTGCCGGCTCACCTTCTACTTGGTCAGAAGTTTATCCAAGCCAAATGATACATAGTGTAGTTGGTGAAGATGGTGCATATTCAACATTGACAGAAAATGCAAGCGGTATTTTTGTTAGTATAGATTCAGTTGGTGGATTCGCAAGCACAGTCTATGCAGTTGGATATAAAGGACAAAGGCAATATTGCAGAGTAGTAGTTTCTGGAGTTGGCTCACCTTCTATTTATTCAATGGGAGCAATTGCAATTCTTGGTCTACCGGCAAATTGGCCTGTAAATATTCCAATATAATTATATAATTAATAGTAAGGTCTTTTATTAGGCCTTGCTATATTAAAAGGAGTAAATTATGTCCGAAGCTGACAACACTTATCAAACCAAAGTGTATAGAACACAAGGTGGAGATTCTTTGATTGTCGCTTCTGGTGGAAAGATAGTTTTAGATAGTGGTGGTTTTTTTAGTGGAACAGGTGATTTCTATCTCGAATCAGGTGCGAATTTTGTCATTGGATCAAATGCTACATTAACAATTAATTCTGGGGCTTATGTATCATTAAATCTTTCTGCGATTAATGATGTAGCTTCAGATGCAACTTTCAATATTCATTCCGGCGGTACATTTTCATTAGGTAATTCTGCAATAGCTACAATGTATAGTGATTGTGATTGGGCAGTCTTTAGTA